AGAATTGGAGCGGAAGGAGAAGGAAGAGAGCCTTGTCCCGATGTCGGCGGCAAAGAAGGTACTCTGCGACGTCTTGACACCACTCAAGACCGAGATGCTTTCTGCGCCGGCGAGTCTGGCGGGCAAGTGCAACCCGGCGGACCCGGATATCGCTCGGATGGTTTTAGACACATGGGCTAGGAGGACACTCACTAATGTCGCTGATGCTATCAATCGACTCGGCACTGCAAGCCGAGGCGACGATGCTACTGCGCCCGCCGCCGGCTGAATCCGTCGCTGACTGGTGCACTCGCAGCGTTTACATTCCTGCGCCTCAGACCCAGAGCCCTGGATGGCTAAGTTTTGACGGCCGGGAGTATTGCCGAGAACCGCTCAATTTGTTCGGGATGCCGACGGTTCAAGATGTCGTCCTCTGTTTCGGTTCCCAATCAGGCAAGACGACGATTTTTATGGGTGGGGCGGCGTGGTGCGCGTGTTGCGATGCATGCGCAATCCTTTGGGCGATGCCATCGGTCGAGCTAATGCGGAGCTTCTCGGAGACGCGTTGGCAACCGATTCTCAGAGCATCCCCAGAGATGTCCGCGCGGATTCCAACGGGACGTGACCGGCACGCGTTCAAGACGGCTCAACAGGTTCTCGGCGGCGGGGCGCAGATCAATTTCATCGGTTCCAACAGTCCGGGGAACCTGGCGAGTCGGCCGGCACGGCGGGTGATTCTCGACGAGATCGACAAGTTTGATGAGGGCGGCGGCGGCGAAGCGGACGCGGTCAACCTGGCAGAGCAACGGACCAAGAGCTTCAGCTACCCGCAACGGTGGAAATCTTCTACACCAACGCTGTCCGACGGGCTCATCTGGCAGGAGTTCAAGAAAGGAGATCAGCGTCGCTACATGATGCCTTGCCCGCGGTGTTCCAAAGACGTTCTGTTTTGCTGGTCGAAGGAGATGACGGTTTTCGATCTTACCGGGAACGAGGCTTTCGTGGGATGGGATAAGGAATCCAAGCGGCCGGACGGAAGCTGGGACTTCGCGATGGTGTTTCGGACGGCGCACGCGGTCTGCCCGCATTGCGCGGGCAAGATCATGGACGGAGAGAAGACAAAAATGGTCCGCGCTGGACGATGGGTCCCGCAGGCGGCGTCACCTTCGACGTTCAGGAGCTACCATCTGCCGAGTTTGTACGCGTCCACCCCCCAGACATCCTTCGGGGCTCTGGCGGTGAAGTTCCTGCAAGCCAAACGATCGTTGCAAGGGTTGCAGGGGTTCATTAACGGCGACCTGGCGGAGCCATGGGAGAATCAGGACTCCAGAAGTGCGCGAGTGGAAATTGTCCTGCGCGGGCACGAACTCGATAAGCCGGTCGGAGACAAACCGATCAGGCTGTTGGCCTGTGACGTTCAATTTACGAGCCCGCACTTCTACCTAACGTCCCGGGATTGGGCTCCGAACGTGTCTCGGTTAGGTGAGGCGTTTACATGCGAGACATTCGAGGACGTTCGGGCGCACCAAATCAGGTTAGGGGTTCAGGACAACCACGTTGGGATTGATTGCAACGACCAGACCGAGGCGGTTTATGACGCGTGTTCAAGGTGGGGGAAACGGGTTCGCGGCCCACAAGGCGCAATGCACGTCGGATGGTTGCCTATGCGCGGCCGTGACAAAGACGCCCGATGGAAGGACGCCAAAACCGGAAAAACCATGCTGTGTGGACTGGAGGATTGCGCTTTGGCCCACAAGCATTTCACTTTGAAACGGTTGGAATTCAGTGGCCCGATGATTTTGGACATCATTGCAAGGCTTCGGGCCGGTGCGGTGAACGGAATACGCTGGGAACTCACTGAAGGTGCGGCGACGGATGAGTATTTTCGGCACATTGACGCGAAGGTTAAGAAAGCGAAGTCGGTCGGCCGAACCGGAAAGATCGTTCACGAATGGTGCAAGCGCTCGGAAAGGTGGCCGGACCACTGGCTAGACTGCGAAATCGAGCAAATCGCACTCGCCCTCTTTCTTCGGATCCTGCCATGGGGCCAAGAGTTTGAGAAAACACCATGAACTCCCTTTCCGAACCACCCCCGCACCAATTAAGGCGGCTTAGCGTCAAGGAACTCGCTGTGGCTATGGGCCGCCACGAGTCCTACGTTTGGGCAATGAGGCGGCGCGGTTTTAATATGGTAGGTGGCCGCGGAACATTATCTTCCGCTGAGTCATTCCTGAAGAGAGTAAAAAAGCCATGGGGCAAGTTAACCGAACGGAATCGAACGGAATCGAACAATTCCGCACATACCTAAATGCTTATATGTGTGCGAAGCATAGCGGGTGGCAGTTAAGAACTCCGCGAAGCGAAATTTCATCCGCACCGTTTATGGTTTCGGAACGAATGAAGCCGGCCGTAAGGCGTACCTCGACGGACTTGCCGCTGATTCAGCTAAGGAGCTAGCCGCCGGGAAAACGCTCATTGCCTCATCCTCGGACCGGATCGCGGTTCAGTATGAGCAGTTCGACGGGGGGGGCGATCCTGATCCGATCCAAGAACTCGTCGATTGGGCCTATGACATCATCTCGTATTCCACGGCAGAGGAAGCGTTGGGAACATTGCCACGCTGGGGGGTTAAGACCCTACACACCAGCTTTTCCGGGATTCGCGCATGAACCTCTGGTCTTCCATAGGTTCAGCCTGGCGATCAAATCGGACGAACCCAGGAAACATCGTCACGAACCGGTATGAGGGAGCCTACACAAGTCTAGGACGTTCTCGAATTCCGTATGTAGTCCCCAATAAGGGTATCAAGTACGACGCGAACAGCATGGTTCGCTCGGTGCTGGTCGGGAAGGCGCGCTATTTTGAGCGTAACAGCCCACTTATTAACCGTTTAGCGGACCTCTTCGAAGCCTACACGGTGGGCCGCGGAATGGTGTTTCAGCCGTCTAGTTCTAGTTCCACGTGGAACTTGGCCACTAAGATTTTCTGGGAGTATTGGAGCCAACTGGCTGACGTATCATCCCGAGCAACACGGGGAACATTGGAGAGCCTGACGGCGCGCACGTGGTTCGTGGACGGGGAATCGTTCATACACCTAACTGCGGGCGAAAGCGGCACCCCACGCGTGCAACTTTTCGAGGGGCATTTGATCGCCACCCCGCCCAAATTGGAGGGCGAAAAGACTGTCGTTGACGGGTTCCGATTGGCTCCCAGTGGCCGCCCGGTCTCCCTATTCGTCGGGACAGAGGACAAGTTCGGCTCCGTCACAGTTACAGAGGCGGACGAAAAACCAGCCGACTCGTTTGTCCACATTTTGGAACCGTCGCGCCCGGGGCAAGTCCGTGGGCTCCCGTTTGTTTATCCAGTCATCAACCTGCTCCACGACCTCGAAGACCTGCAAATCCTCGAAATGAAGGCAGCGAAGCAGGCAGCGAAGGTCGCCATCGTTCGAAAGAACGATACCGGGGAAATGGACGCGGAGGAAATCCTACGCAACGGAGGCTCTGTTGTTCCTTCCACTGACCCCGAGCGCGAGGCGTTCTACCGGGAAACGTTCGGTGGAGAAGAGGTTGTTCTTCGGAACGGGGACGAATTAGAACAGTTCCGGTCCGACCGGCCGTCCATCGTCACGCAAGACTACTGGCGGATGCTACGGGCGGAGGTTTGCACGGGGGTAGGGATTCCTCACGTCATCGTTTACCCGGATTCAATGCAAGGGACCGTTTACCGCGGTTCCCTCGATATGTCCGCGGCATGGTTCCAGGCGCGGCACCTTGTGCTCGCGGACGCTTGGCGGCGTGTTTACGAGTACGTCATCGGTTGGGCGCGGTTCAACGTCCCGGAACTCCGAGACGCTCCGGCCGACTGGAAAAACGTCCGCATTCACCCTCCGAAATCTGTGAACGTTGACGTCGGGCGCAACTCCGCGGCGCTGCTGTCGGAGATCGCCGCCGGGATCAAATCGCCCCAAGGCGTCATCGGTGCCGACGGACGCGACTGGCGCGAAGTCTATGACGAATGCGCCGAGGCTCAGAAGTACGCGGCAGACCTCGGGCTAAACCTGGCCGTCGGCGCAATACCTCCGAGCGAGACCCCTGAACCCGTCGCTTCACCGACAAACAGACTGGCTTTCGCATGAAATCTCCGTGGTTTACAATCATAAACAAGGCCAACGCCAAGACGAAGTCTGCTGAAGTTCTTCTCTACGGTGAGATCGGTGGCGGATGGTATGGCGAAGGCGTCGAGGCGAAGGCGTTCGCTAAGGAATTCGACGCGATCGACAAGGAAGCGGACATCACGCTACGCATCCATTCGCCGGGCGGCTCCGTGTTCGACGGCCTGGCGATCTACAACATCGTTGACAAGAGGCGCGACAAAGTGACCGCACACGTGGACGGGCTCGCCGCGTCGGCCGCCTCGTTCATCGCTATGGCGGCTGGGCGTGTGGTCATGCCGAAGACATCGCGGCTGATGATCCACGACGCGCAGGGCTTCGTGGTCGGCGACTCCGAGGACATGAAGAAAACGGCCGACTTACTCGACCGTGAGTCTGACCGAATCGCCGACATTTACGCGGGAAAGACCGGCAAGACGCGCTCCGACATGCGGGCACTGATGAGGGCGTCAACGTGGATGGATGGCGATGAAGCATTGGCTTCCGGGTTCGCCGACGAAGTCACCGACAAGGCTTCCGTCAAAAACGAATTCGACCTTTCAAATTTCCGGCGAGTGCCAACAGCCGAGCACGGCGCGCCGATTAACAACAAAATAGAATCCATGGAAACTACAACCGCGGCTCCGCCCGCACCCCCTACCCCGGCCGCGGCTCAAACCCCGGCTGTGGTTCCTCCGCCGGCACCCGTCGTGGTCCCGGATTTGTCGAATCGTCTGGCCGAAGTCGAGGCTCAACTCGCTGCGGAACGGACGGCTCGAATCACCGCCGAAGCCACCACACTTTGTGCCGAACGCCGGCTTGAACCCAAAGACTGGCTTCCACTCGCGCTAGCGAACCCGGAAATGCTCGTTGCGCTCGCGAAGCTCCCGAAGTTCGAAGCGTCTGCCCCGCTCAATCTTGGGGCTCGGAGCGAGAATCCAAAACTGACCCTGACGGAGCAATGCATTCAGGCTCGAAAATCGTCCGGCCTTCCAGTCTAACACTTTAACAATCAACAAATAATACTATGGCAGCAACAACGATAGCAAACCTCTGGACGCCGGATATTTGGATTCGAGGGGCAAATGAGAAGATGCGGATTCTGCCGTCTCTGCTCACGAGCGGAGCGGTTCGCCAAAGTCCACTTTTCGATGAAATCGCCAACGGTGGAGGCATTTCAGCTAACATGCCGTTTTTCAAGGACATCACAGACGACGATGACGCGATTCAAGTCGAGGGTGTGGCTCCGACGATCAATAACATCACGGCCGGCCTGAATGTGACTCCGATCCTTAATAGGGAAAAGGCTTACGGTTCCAATGCGCTCGCGGCCGCAGTTTCGGACACCGATCCGGTGGCCGTTATTACGGATCAAATCGCGATTCAACGTCAAAAGCGAATCCAGAAAACTGTTCTCGCGGTTCTGCGCGGTCTATTCAATTTCAGCGGAGCCCCCGCGGCCGCTGCGGCTCTGTCCGCGAATCGGTCCGATGTATCATCTGAAACGGGAGCATCCCCGGCGGCCGGACTTATTATCGACACCCTGAAATTTAACAACGCTGTTGCCTTGCTTGGTGAACTGAGTAGCGACCTAAGCGGTGGTGCCATGTGGGTTCATCCGCTCATCCGGGCTGCACTTCGAAATGCGGATGAAATAGCGTTCGAAAAGTCTAGCAAAGGCGAGTTCATCTTGGAGACTTACAAGGGAATCCCGCTCTATGTCAGCAACCTTCTGTCTAGGGCTGGAGGTACATCCGGAACCGTTTTCGACACATACCTAATTGGGGCTGGGGCGATTGGCTGGGGATTCAAGCCTCAGTCTTCAGACGTAGCTGTTGCCTCATTGCAATATTACAACCGACCAGACCTAAATCAGGAGCAACTGTTCGACCGCATCCGATATCTGGTTCACGTGAATGGAACCCGCTGGGGCGGCACTCCGGCCGGCCAATCTGCGACCAATACCGAACTGCAAACGGCCGCCAGTTGGACGTTAGTTGCGTCCAGTGCAGACCGTGTGCCGGTCGTGCAACTCCGAACCAATGGCTAATCCATGAGTGCCACACACAAGCACGCCGCGAAAGCTGAAGGTGTCGAGAGTCCTGAATCGGCTGAACATATAATCTCTCCTGAGGAGAGACTGGCACTCTGCGAGGCTCAGCGGATCCACTGTAACGCGATGACGCTTTCGGAATTGGCGCGGCAGCATCCGGCCGTTCGCGAGATGATTGAGGAAAACCGGAGACTCTCTGGGGAGTCTCATAAAAAGCACAAGTAAATATGAGCGAGGCTACCGCCATGCTTGAAGAGGGGTTCGACGTGTTGTCGAGCCCATCTGATGGCCACGGGACAAGCCTCGTTCTTGTCGGAAATGGGATCGAGCTCGATGCGGTCATTCGACCGTCAGACTCCGACCGCCGAACAAATCGCATCGGATCCGCCGAAGCTGTCTTCGACCAAATCGAAATCAAACGCTCATCGCTCGCTGGCGTCGTCGTGCAAATCGGCGACGAGCTGACGGACGGCGTCACCGGGGCTTCCTACCGCGTTACCCAAAAGAAGGACCAACCGCACCAAGCGTTTGTCCTCCTGTTCTGCGAGACAGCATGATCTCTATCGAAGCCAAACTCGAGGACCTGTTGAACACGTTCCGGCTGTACGCGCAGCTTCGACGCGTCATTCCGGCGGAAGCAATCGCGCACGTTGCCGGGGATCTAGGTTTTCTATTTGCCCAAAAGCTGACGCAACCCGGACGCGGGACGATTCGTGGCGAGCGGTTAGCATTACTGGAACACCGAACAGAAGGCGTCACGGTCCGGCCGTCGGTGCGCGAGTCTATCCTGAAAAGGTACGGGGCATTCTCTCGCTTGTCTGACCGCAAGGTTCGGATTCGACGCCGCGGGAAAGACGTCGGGTTCATCCGATCGCGCTCAAGCAATCTTAACTTGCAGGCACTCATGGTTCGCCAGGAACTGAACCTTCGCGAGCGTGGGATTGGTTACTCCAAATTTGCCGCCAACATCAAGAACCTCGCCCAGCGTGCGGCAGTCGGAGAGACGGTCGAGCAAGCTGGGCGCTACGATCAGATATTGGCGTCCCTCGGGATTCAAGTCGTCACCAACGGGACCGAGGGGACGATCACCTACGGCGGACCTCGCTCCGACCTTGCTGAAGCGTTTTCCACTCCCGAGGCGACGGCCGCGCTCGGTGAAGCTCTCGACGAAAAGCGCGAAGACATGGAAGTCTATATTTCGCGGAAACTCAGCGAAGCGGCAGAGGAGGCTGGATTCGAATCATGAGCGCAATCCGAATCGCCGGCCTTCAATCGCTCGTTGCGGGTTTGCTCGCGGGCTACTCGCCGATAGCGGCTCTTGGGCTTTCGGTGGGAGACGGAATCCTGATCGACGACGGGCAACGCGGGAAGCCTCCCGAGCGCGCGGCGGCGCTGACGAAGTTCGGCTTGTGCATCACTGTACTCGACCCAGAGCACAGCCGGACCAACGCGGAACTAACAACTGGCGTTTCGACAACGACTTCATCGCTCGGCGTTATCGTGGAAGTGAAGCCGGCGGAGGAACCGCCCGCAGTTGACTACTTAGAACTGATGGAGCACGTGATTGACGGATTGCAAGGGAAGCCGTCCGGCGACGACACATACTCCAGCGGGTTCGTGTGGTCCGGCTGGGCGAATGGCTTCGAATCTGGCGTCAAGATCGCCCGCGCTGATTTCCTACGGCAGACAATCTTCAGCCCAGTCTAACTATGAAAACTGTGGGCGCAAAACTTAAGCTGATAATTCCGTGGAGCTTATTTGCAGCAGTGTCTTTGCGGTTGTTCCAAATCCACATGTTTCTGGGTCACAAGCTGGCGGAATTCGAGTCTCTCATAGAGTTCCAAAAAGAAGGAGAAGTTTTGCGAACACGGTTCCACGTCTTGGAACAACGAGTGACTGAAACGGTTCGACGTGTGGAAGTATTGGAACGGCGAGCAGGAATTGTTGGTATCGACCTCTAACCTATGGCAACCGAATCGACCCAAATACGAATTTCGATAGGGCTGTCAATCACCCTCGTAGGGTTCGCTGTTGTTGGTGGAATGACGCTAGCCGGAATCCGTTCCCTGCAAGATGACATGCAAGAGCTGAAGATGGTCAGGAACGAAGTAGTCCGGGACGTGAGCAACCTAAAGAAGGATGTCAGTTATCTGCAAGACCGCGTTGGCCGAATCGAGAAACTCGGCGGGTATGAGCCCCACGCAGGAGACGGGAAGGCTTTCACCAGTGACCTAGCGACCGACAACTTTCGAAAGAAATAACCCATGAAAAGCAAGCACGACCATCCAAACCGCGAGGCGACAATAGCCAGGATTCACGATTTGACGGTGCAGATTCGTGGCATCACTGGGACTCATACCCTGATGCAAGGTGGTCCGAAATTGGTCAGCCTTCTATCTGGTCCAACTATTAGCGCAGGCAAGCTGAAACAAGTTCAGGCGATTGCACTGCAAATCGAGGCGATCATTGGCGGCTACGTGTCCGTGACGTGGGGGAGCGACGTTTACGATCCGACACTACCATTCGAGGCACCGAGAACCGGAGCGGCAGGCCTTTCGAGTTCGACTACTGCGGGCAGACCGATTCCTCCAGCCTGCCCGATTTGTGAGCCTAAAGAATACATCGCATGACCGCATATGGACGAATCAGTAGTTGTAAAATCGGGACCCACTGGCCCCCAAGGGGCACCGGGCGCGGCCGGTGCGGCAGGGGCTGCTGGATCAGCTGGTTCGTCTGGAGCAACTGGGCCATCTGGACCAGCCGGACCAGCCGGACCAGCCCCAAGCCCTCAAGAGGAACCAAGCAGGATCGTGCTCGGTGGATTTCAAGTCGAGGTAAAGAGCTTAGTTCTTCTTATTATACTAGTTACTTTATGCATTCTAACCTTCAAAATGCCTGCACTGTTTATGGAGGTTTTTAAACTATCAGTTACAATGATACTCACTTTCTTCTTCATGAAACAGTCCAAAATCATCTAACTATGAAAAACAAACTTCTCGCACTCTTATTGCCGCTGCTAATTGTTTGCGGCTCATTCACCCAAAGCGGTTGTTCCACGACATCGCCGGCCACGGCCACGGCCGTTCAGGTCGGACTAACTACAGCCGATGCCGCAATCAAAGCATGGTTCGATTACGTGGTTCGCGAACGGACAAGGCTCGATTCTATCAAGGTATCCCAACCTGCTGAATATGCTTCCGGCTCGGCCACTCTAGACGCCAAGGAAGTCAAGGCAACGGCTGCCTATTCTGCTTACCAAAAGGCCATCGTTTCGGCCGCCTCGGCAGACCCGAGCGACGTCTCGCATGCTGTCGCGGCGGCAACGGTTCCACTGCTCACCTTGATAACTCAACTAATAGAGAAATAATACCATGCCAATCTCATTGATTCTTCCGCTTATTGCGCCGCTGATCGGGCAACTGATCGAACTGTTGCAAGGAAGTTCGAAGCCTCCGACGACTCCAGAAGAATGGAAAGCGTTGCTGGACAATCTTCACCTTGATTCCCTAACGCTCACATATGAGCAGCAGATTGCTGCCGCTCGGGTGCGGGCTGGGCAGAAGGAGTAATCACCTATGGCACTTCCAACACGTCCCGTAATAATCGGGAGCAAGTTCAAATTCATGAGGGATGGGACGGCATTCACCATTCCCTCGGCCGGCACGTCTGGCGCTGCCGCGGTCGCAGGATTCGCTGACACTGGCTGGATTTCAATCGGCAAGGTCAAGGATTGCTCTGTAAACCGACAGACCACCGACATCGAGATCGAGGCACCCGTCGAGATTGACGGCGAATACCACATGGACCGCCTCGACGTCATTCCGATTTCTAACAAGCTCGACCTGTCGTTTACAACGCAGGAATTCTCGCCGCTGGCGCTCGAAGTTATCTTCGGGACCGGCTCGCTGACCTCGGCTTCGACCGGATGGACGGCGGGCGCGGACGCTGAAAAGCGCGGGTGGGTGTTCATGGATTTTGGCGATCACACAGACGTCAAACTCTCTCGGGTTCCTTTTTACGGGCTCTTGAAAGTGGACGGCGAAGCCAGCTTCGGCGGCGGCAAAGAGTTCACCGTAAAATTCGCGTTCAGGACACTCAAGAACGCGCTGGCGGTCGCAATTACAGGACCTTAATATTATGGACCAGAGCACGAGCACAAGCGGCCCAACGCCGACGGAGGTCGCGCTGGCTCTGAAACCGTACACCGTTACCTTCAAAAAGGGGGGGACGGATCAAGTCTTCCTTCGGGTTTTAGACGTCGAAGAATTTGATCTTCTAACAAAGCAAGCCGGCAGCCTTGCAAGGCTCGCTGAGCTTTACTGTGGTCAAAAGTTGGGATGGGCGAAGGGAATTACTTCGGCTGACGTGTACGCCATCGTGAGGGAAGGGAGGCGCATGAACGCAAACCCTTTCTCGGAATGGTGGGGGAACTGGAGCGAGAATCAGGAGGAGATGCGAAGTCTTCTTGGAATCTCGCAGAATTCCTTGGCGTTGCCTCCTACCACACCCGCCTTACCCGCAGAGAACTCCTAAAGGAGTCCAAGGCTTGGATTAAAATCGCCATGGAAATGGCCATCCAAGAGAAGGCCAAAGAGAAATTGCAACTGTTGGAGATTATCAACGCAGGAATAAACGGCGGCGACTCATACAACACGGTCCGCGAAAAACTTATGGAACAAGCGGGGCTTACCAATGGGTGACGAGATAAAGATTAAAATCAGCACGGTCGGAGACGCAGAAGCTTCAGCCTCAATCGGCCGCGTCGCCACTGCCGCCAAGACCGCGTGGAAGGACTCTTTACCGCCGCAGAAGATCACGGACTATTTCGAGGAAGTCGCCAAACGCACGCAGACTGTCGCAACCCAGACTTCGCAAGTCATCAAGGTCAATTACTCCGCGATTGCCGCTGAATCACAACGGGCTATCGCAGGGATGCAGAGGGTCACGGCGTCCGGTCGCCTATCCTACGCTGAACTCTCCCGAGGCTCCGTCGTCATCGGCAACATGACCACGGGCACGAACGCGCTCGCGCAAGCCGTCAGTCGCGTTCCGAACCTGGCCAGCTTGCTCGGATTGAATGCAATCGGGATCGGCGTAGAGAAGGTGCGAGCTCTGGTTTCGATCCTCGGGCAAGTGGGGACCTTCGTCGGGGCCGCTGGTGGCGTCGGTCTGGCGGCGACCGGCGGGGCCGCTGCTGGCGTGGGCGCTATCGCATACGACCTTTGGGCGCTCCGCGAACTCAGCCGGCTGAAAACGGACACGCTCGAGGGGCGCGAGCAAAACAACCTCAAGACTCTTTCCAAACTCGGGGCGTTGACGGGCGACCGATTGGAGTCTGGTCAGCTTCGCGGACCGCAGGCAGAGCAAGTCATGGAAGACATCCGCCGGCTGTCTTCGCTTCAGTACGGTAGCCTTGGAAACTCTGGGCTCATTCGGGACGTAGTTGGAAAGGACGTACAGAAGCAGTTGCCTGACCTCATAAACCGGCTACGAGAATTGACCCGGTCAGGCTACGCGGTCGAGGAACAGGACGCCTTGCAACACGCGCAGGCGCTCAATCAAATTGAATCCTCTAGGCTCGACGGCGAGCAGGACACGCTCCGCAAGGGTTACGAAGTGAAGATGCGTGACCGCGAGGCGTCCGAGGACCAGCAAATCGAAGCGTCGAAAACGTTCACCGAACGGCTTCGAGGGATCGTCGAGGAACAAGCCTTCGCCAAAAAAGACGTGCTCGGAGTCCAATCCGACCAGTTGACCGCGCAACTTGGGCGGACCTCAAACGACCCGGACGCGCTGGCTAAGATCAACTCGCAACTTCGTGCCGTCGCTGATGCCAGGATCGTCATCGAGCAGGACCGGATTTCTAGGCTTGAAATCATCGAGGCTGAGCAACTTGGGCGGATCGACCAGATTCAAACCAAGTATGCCGACAAGAGGCAGAAGGAACTTGAGGAAGAACAGAAGCTTCGCGAGAAAATGGAAGCGGACGCCGAACGGTCCGCCAGGGAGCAGGAACGTGCACAGGAACGCGCTTACAACCTGATGCGCCAGGCGTTGCAAGACCAGTTGCAAGCGTCCGGTTCCGACTGGCGCAAGACCAACGTGCAGAAGTTCGGCACTCAGGCCGGGCTCATCTCTGGCGGCGCGGCGTCTGGACTCTTGTCCGGGGCCGAGGCGAGCGCGGCGCGAAATGGACTCGGGCCGAACCCTAACAGCGTCTCTCAACAGTTCCAGGCTTCTGTCACGGCGCTGCAAAACTCAATGGGGACGCTTGCGCAGAACATCGCCGGCACGTTTACGAACGTAATCGGAACGGCTGTTGATTCGGTTTCGAACGGTCTTCAGAAGCTCATCGGTGACACCGAGTACTGGTCCAAAAAGCTCGGCTCAATTGCCGGGCCGATCATGGGTTCGCTAACTTCTGGAATCTCGAAAATGTTCACGACGTGGATAGCTCAGCGGGCGTTGGCCGCGGCAAAGAACATTTTCTTTAGTGAACAGGAAGGCGCTGCGGATACGGGTGCGAAAGCCCCTGGCGCAATGCTGACCTCGATTTCATCGTGGGGTATTGCTGCGGGCGTCGGCGCTGCCGCGTTCCTGGCGGCGATGGCTCTCACGGGAGGATTCAAGACGGGCGGCTACACGGGCGACGGTTCCGAAGGCTCGATAGTCGGGCCTGCGCACGGGCGCGAATATGTTTTCTCGGCTCCCATGACCAAACGCTATGGCGTTCCCGCATTGGAAGCGGCGCACCGGGGCGACCTCGGGCCGCTGGCGCGGCAAGCCGGCGGAGGCGGAACAACCGTAAACATCATGACATATGACTCGCGCCAAGACGCGGTTGCGTGGTCGCAAGGTGTCCGCGGCGAGGTTTGGTTCCTCGATATGGCAAACAAACACATTGCCCGAGCATGAGGACCACCGATTTCAATGACGCGACGCTGTACGTTTTAGACGATCAACCGAATTGGGGGGCCGGCTTCGGAATCTCGTTCCTTGCTCTGAGTACATCAAGCGGCGGGCTCACTGGGCGCGATACGCGGCGCGCGCTGTCGGTGGCGCTGCGGGCTTCCTGCCAGTTCACGCTTCTCCTTCGCGGGCTCGCCGCGGCCCGGCTCGAAAACGCGTTGCGCACGTTGAAGGACGAAAAGGTCGCGGTTCCATTCTGGCCGGCGCTTCGAAAGTACTCGGATGCTCCTCGTCTTGTCGGCGGCAAGGTTTCGCTCACCTATTTGCCGGACTGGTCCGCGTGGCAAGTGTTCACCGGATCGGACGTTCCATTGCTCGGAAGCCCACTGGTGCAACTCGTGGTGCCGTTAATGGTTGGCAAACTCAAGAACCGAGAAACAACGTGGAAGACTCCGACGGTCGTCGAAATGCCGGTTGATTTCATTGAGCAATCGCCAATCGAGCAAAGCCTGATCGTGTTGGACGCTACGCTGGCCGCGGGGCCGCTCCCGTCGGACAAGTACGAAACGGCACCGGCACTCTTCCCGGGCAAGCCGAACTATCAGTCTCCCGAGGTTTCCTTCTCCGCTCTCCCGGCCACGAACGACACTATCGGCGTTGGCAGGGAACCAGTCGAGACGAACTACCTCGAAAACCCGGTGAGGCGTCAACGGACGTTCCACTACGCGAATGGGATCGCCGATATTGAGAAGGTGGTTTCATTCTTCACGGCGCACGCAGCCGGCAAAAACTTTTGGGCTCCAACACCGAACAGCGTCGCGACAATCACGGCTCCGGTTTCGGTGAGCGACACGACGGTTTATCTGTCTTCGACGATTGGCTTTTCGGTTGGAGATTGGGCTGCGTTCACCCGCGGGGAAGAGATTCGCTTCGGAAAGGTTGTAGATAAGACGATTAACTCGATTCTCCTTGACGCTTATCCCGGAGCAATTGGCCCGGGTTGGACGGTTTCACGGCTAATGCTCGGGCGCTTGAACGCACCGAAGCTTGACCTGACATTTCGGAAACCGGACTTCGCAGAATGTTCCCTCGACGTCCGGGACTCCGCGACCGAATACGATCCGGCCGCCGAGGAATCGCTCGGGCTGTCCATTGGCTACCTCTGGCATCGCGTTGTTCTCATCGAACTTTATCAGAACCGCGGAGGCGTTGTCGTCACCGAACGATTCGCGAACCACGAGGACGACGTCGAGTGGGGCGGGAACATCTACACGGGCGGGCGCGCAGGCACCCGCATGGAAACCGGCGACAGGGAGACCAGCGTAACAATCTCGCGCGATTCGATGAGCCTCACCGCTGACCTAGAGGCGTCGTCGCTGCTCCAGGCAATCGTTAAGCGTCGCTCGTTCGGTCCCGTGTACCTGCGAGTGATCGCCACAAGCATTCAGGCTCTCGCCGAATTCAACGAGGACTTCAACGAGGACTATCAAAAATGACCCGCGACGATTTCATAAGTGCAATAGAACTTGTACTGCCCGACAACCTTGCGGGGGAGATTTCCGCCTTCGACATGCGGAACGTCTTGACAGTTCTGAGCAATTCGACGGTCAACACCTACGACAAGGTTAGCCTCGGGCAACTCGGCGAAGACGTCATGGCGGCGCTGATGGGCGGGCTTGACCCCACGAAGTACATCAACGTTTGGGTTCCCTCGACCAATACGCCGACAATCCCAACAGCGTCCGGGCATGCCGGCGAGTGGTACATCTGCGAGTCTGACGGGACCGCATCCGGGAACGCGGCCGGGCCGTGGCTGCAAGGCGAGGTTGTGGTTTCGAACGGGACGTCATGGCTACGTCAACCTGTTCGTCCGACGGTTATACCGGACAATTCGATCACGCGGCAAAAGCTCACCCCGGAGATTAGAAATCTCATGATCAAGACGGACTCCGAAGAGTTCGCCTATTGCGTCACGGATAATCTCGGGTCCGTCGGTTGGGGAATCCGGCACGACGGAACGATTTACGGTCTGGTCGAAGTTCAAGACGGCTCGGTCACGCTTCCGAAGCTTCACCCCGAAGTGCGGAGCCTGATGTTGTCGGACCAAGGTGGCGACCCGGGCTATTTCTTCAGCATCACCGACGCAATCGGGCAAATCGCGTTTGGCATTAAGCCGACGGGCGAGCTGTCGGGGATTTTCCCAGTCGGAGACGCGGCAATCACGACAGCCAAACTTGAGGACGGCTCTGTAACTAGGCCGAAGCTCTCCGTTGACCTCGAAGCCGTCGTTCCAGTTGAACTCGATTCAGACCAATGGCTTTTCCTCATCACGGACGGCGACAACAAGATCGGGCTCTCAATCGACGTCGAGGGCGTCGTTTCCGCAAAGTTTTACATTCCTCCGAGCTACCTAGAAACGCACATGCTCGCGGATGGGAGCGTCACGCGGCCGAAGCTCGGCACCGACGTCGAGCCTTTCATTCCATTTGAGGGCATCTCGCCGGAATACCTGTTCTACATCACCGACGCGACGGACCAAATCGGCTTCGCGATCAGGGAGGACGGAAAGGTCATTGGTAACTTCGAATTCCCGAGCGGATCAATCGAGACGGGCCAACTCTCGGACGGAGCGATAACGGAGCCGAAGCTGGCGGATGAACTTTCCCGGCGCGTGTTTCCGAACGTCGGCGACGTGGTTCTCGATAGGCACGATAGACTTTGGCGCGGCAAGGCCGTCGTCATTCCTCAACCTTCCGAGGTTAGCGGGAACGGGTGGGCGCGGTTTCAGTCGTTCGCAACTCCTGTCTTGTACGGCACGAACGACACCGGGACAACCCTTGAATTCCGGCGCTCATCCGACCTTGTGGTGCGGGGCCAGAAATACATCGGGACTTGGGCGGCGAGCGGCGCACCGAGCGCGACACCGGCACCGGGCGATTTCTGGCGATCCACGGCGAGTGGCTCATTCGCTGGCATCTCATGGGTGACAGGGGATCGAATCGTTGCCTTGGGCGAGGCTTACAACGGCGGGTCGCTTGGCGGGAAATGGACCAAGCTTCGCGCGGGTGAATTTGTCCACCTTGGCGAGTTCACTCCGGCAAGCTTCTCTCCGTCCTCAACCCTCGACGGGGACACGTACACGGCCGACGCGGCGGGCACTTTCTCAAGCATCACGTTCGCAACCGGCGACACGCTGGCGCGCATTGGCGGCGCTTGGGTCAAGCTCCCTCTGACGGACTACTCGAGCATAGCCAACGGCGCATCGTTCCATTTCAGAACTCAGGACGCTGGCGACATCGAGTTTCGCCGCGCAGACAAGTCGGCGACGCAGGTTTATTGCAAGGCGTACGGGTACACGACCCGAAACCCGAAGTCAAATGATGACGGCATTCTACTGCTCGGGGACTCGCTCGTCTCAGTTGGTGGTCTCTACACCGCGTTCGACGACCTAATCACACCGCGGCTCTTCACTCCTCTGTCATACTCAGGCGCGTCGTCGTCGCAAATCATGACGTCGTTCCGGGACGCGATCCGCAATGGCGGAGACCCGTATCGCGGCCGTGTGAGCTTCTTCTATCACGGCACTAACAACAGCGGTAACGACTACGAGACCCGCCGCGCGTCGCTTGAGTTCGCTTCGCTAGTGGGCGCTCGCGACCCGCGGTTCGCCTTCCTAAGTCGTCCTGGCCAGCGGGTCATGACATGGAACGGAAGCCGGCTCGTTTGCCCCGCACACGAGGACGCGTTCGCGGGCACGGGCGAGCTGTACGCTTTAGAACAGTGGTATCGGGACACGTTCCCGGGCCAGTTCATTTCGCCGCGCTCCGAGTTCATCACGAACACAAGCGGATTGACTCTGCCTGACCTTCAATTTCCAGGAATGACCGAGGCGCAAGTTGCGACGACGTACGGGATCATCCCCCTAAGCTACTTTTTCAACTTCGGGTTTTATTCTTGGACTCCCGCGGGCTTGACGTTTCAAGGCTATTGGACCTCCGGGAGTCTGCCTACCGGCGGAACGAACGGGGATTACTACCTCCGAACCTCTGGCGGTGGCGGGTTCATCGGTTCACTCATCGTCAAGTGGGCCGGTGTGTGGACAGAGGAAATATATGACTACACTCACATACAACCCGCAGGCAACGCGGTCCTGGCTCAATCAATGGCTGACTTTCTAACAACTCACAATCTCTAATATGGCAAACGGAATAAAGATAAAGCTTCCCGGCACGTTCTCCGGGACCGGGTTCCCGGTTGAGACTGCGGACCAAATTATCGCGTTCTCAAATGGCGGTTGCATTTTCCTCGCGGACTTCGGCCGCACGGAAACGCTCGCGCTCTCGACCACACCCGGTGCCGGTGCTGTGATCGGGAACATTGCGTGGGAGGACGCGGCAACCCTGTTTGGTTCCGGCACGTTTGGGAGCCTGGCGGCTGTCTGGGAGTGCACGCTGCCGTCAGATGGCGCTCTGAGTACAAAGGGGCTCGTCGAGCGCACGGCGAAAAAGGGCGTCAACATAATCGCAAGTCAGACCGTCATGGACGGTGTCGAACGCCATGCCGGGTTCGCGCTGCCGGCTCCGGTGCTGAGCTACATCCACACGAACCTTCCGGCGAACGCGTTCTATTTCAGCTTATGGGGAAACCGGACGCGGCTCGCGACGCAAGGGACCGACGCAATCTTCGGCGTTGAGGACATCTCGGCACCGACGGCGACGTTTGGCGCGCGCATCTCGTTCAGCAATGCGGTTTATCCGTCGAGCGGCGCGGCATTCGTCGGCGCGCACCAAGTCCCGAACAGCAACACGACCGGCGCTTTCTACCGCAACGTTGCCGCC